CAGACGTAATAGAAACAGCTAAACTATATGCAATACCGAATCTTGTTGAAGTGTTTGAAGATCTTCAAGTTTTAGAAGTAACGGTTATGAGCCTTTTGAATAAAGAGGGCAAAAAATAATGGCGGCTAAGTTCAACATGCTAATTGCTGCCAAAACAGCGGGAACCGCCGGAATAAAGCGCATGGGAAATTCCATGCAAGGGCTACAGGGAAGATTAAAAAATGTTCGTTTAGCGGCGTTAAGCGTTAATACAGCATTTAAGGCAATGGCCTTGATTTTAACGGCTGGTACTTTTACAAGGTTTGTTACTGGGGCAATAAATCAGGCTGACGCATTTGGCAAATTAAGCAGACAAACAGGAATAGCAGCGGATCAACTACAAGCGTATGTTAATGCGGGAAAACTAGCAGGGGTTGAACAGTCAACAATAGAAAAAGGTTTAAGGCGTCTTGCTCAATCACAAAGGGAAGCAGATCAAGGGATTAAAACCTATTCAGAAAGTTTTGAAGCTTTAGGCGTTAGCGTTAGAGATGCCGACGGAAATTTAAAAAGTTCTGAAGTTTTATTAGCTGATATTTCAGACGAATTTAAAGGGATGCAAAACGGAGCAACAAAGGCGGCTTTAGCAATGGAAATATTTGGTCGATCAGGGGCGCAATTAATACCAATGTTAAACGGAGGTAGAGAAGAATTAGAAAAGTGGAATTATGAGACAAGCGAAGGGTTTGCAGCGAACGCGGAATATTTCAATGATCAATTAACAATGTTAAGTTTTGGCTTTGATGGTTTTAGAAAGCAGTTAGCCGACGCCTTATTACCAGCCTTAAATTCAGTAATAGAAGTATTTAGAAAACTTTTTGAGAGTGGAAATGATTGGGAAGGATTCTTTAAAGTCATTGGTTTTGGTTTTAGGTCTATTGCTTTTGTAGTGATGTCAACAGTGGTGGCAGTAGAAGAATTAATACATTTAGTTGGGGCAATGGGTAAAAGAGTTCAAAAGATGTTTGGCATGGATACAAAAGGTATGAACGAATCAGCAGAAAAATACAGAGGGGGCGTAGCCGAACGATGGAAAAGGAATCAAGAAGCTTTCAAAGCTATTACTACAGGACAATCAGAAGCGGGTGATGCTTATGGCTTCAAGAAAGGAACAAAAGAAGCAAATTTATTAGAGACACAATTAAATAAAACTTTTGGAATACAAATGCAATCTAAATTAAAGACTTTTAAAGATGGCATTAAATCCGTTGGTGAATCAATGGCTGATGTGGTGATTAAAGGAATAAAAGGGATGGAAGACGCCTTAACTGAGTTCGTTTCTGGCGGCAAACTTTCATTTAGGGATTTAGCAAATAGCATTATTAAAGATATGATCCGTATTCAAATACAGCAATCAATAACAGGCCCGTTAAGCAGCTTTATCGGTGGTTTATTTAAAGGCCCATCTATAGGTTCACAAGTTGGCTCTAATTTAGGTGGACATATAGCAGGCTCTAAGGCGATGGGCGGTCCTGTTCGTGGTGGTAGTTCTTATTTAGTAGGAGAAAGAGGCCCAGAAATATTTACACCAAAAACAACCGGCAACATAACCCCGAATCATCAATTAGGCGGGAATACTTCTGTTGTTGTTAATGTCGATGCCTCTGGTACTGATGTTCAAGGTAATGACCAACAAGCGAATCAATTAGGTCGATTAATTTCAATTGCTGTTCAGTCTGAGCTAATCAAGCAAAGACGTCCCGGAGGATTACTTACCGCATAATGGCAACTTTTTCTTATACCCCTGATTTTTCAGCCGCACAAACAAGCCGACCCCGTACGAGAGTTTCACAATTAGGCGACGGTTACAGACAAGCTGTTTCGTTTGGATTACATACCGACTTAAAAAATTGGAGTCTTAAATTTGCTAAACGTACAGATTCAGACGTAGCAGCAATTAATTCTTTCTTAGAAGATAAAAAGGGCGTTACTTCTTTTGATTGGACACCACCCACTACGGGAGCGAATCAAAGTAAGTTCATTTGCGAGGAATGGAATATTACTATGGATGCGTATAACCTAAATACATTAAGCGCAACATTTAAAGAGGTAGCGGAACCATGAGCATCGTTACTAGAGCCGGGAAAGGTTCAGCCCTAACGCACACAGAAATGGACGCAAACTTAGGGTATTTAGTGCCTGCGGGTTTTGTGATGGCGTATGCGCATGAAACGATTCCTAGTGGTTGGTTGGAATGTAATGGCGCAGCAATTAGCCGTACAACTTACGCAGATTTATACGGTGCTATTGGTACGCATTACGGTACAGGTGACGGATCAAGCACGTTTAATATTCCAGATTTAAGAGGGCAATTTATAAGGGGTTGGGATCATGGCGCGGGTACTGACCCTGACGCATCAAGTAGAACGAATAGGGGTGATGGAAATGTTGGCGATAATGTTGGTACCAAGCAAAGTGATATAAACAAGGCACATACACACGCCTACACGTCGCCATTAATAGGGACTCATCCAAATTTAGAGAGCGATAGCCACGGCTCGGCGGTTGAATATCCTACAGAAAACGGAGCAACTTCGGTTTCAGATGGAGGGAACGAAACAAGACCTAAAAATATTCAAATGCCTTGGTGTATTAAGACTTAAATAATGTCTTCTTATATTCTTACGGGTTATTTTACCCCTGATACTTATGTAGGGACTGACACGGGAACGCCTGCAATACAAGAACCAACAGAATATGAAGGCACAGTAACGGCGGGTACAACAACAACGGTTACTACAAGTAATACAAACGTTAATGATGTTGAAATAGTTGGAACAACTGAAGTCGTAATCGTTAGACCAGACGGAACGGCGGAAACTGCAACCGTAACGGGAATATCTAACTCGACAATTTCAATCGGTGGAATTTTTACAACAACACCAACGACAAATGATTCTGTTGTTTTAAAGGTTTATACATCTGCGGCAATAATTAGTTCTTTACAAACCGCAGCGCCTAGCGCAGTTATTGAATTATTTGAAATTCATTTAATACAAGCAATACACGGACAGGACAATATTTGGCGTTTCCATTCTGGAAGTAGTCTTAACGCTAACGGTGAAATTTATTGGAGGTCTAACGGTTATACAAGATTTCCAATACAGGCCGATGGCTTTAGCTATGAATCAAAGCAAATGCCAAGACCAACCCTGCAGGTGTCAAATATCTTCGGAACGATAACAAGCTTAATGCAAACGGTAAACGGTACAACGGCTAACAACGACTTATGTGGCGCTAAATTTTACAGAATTAGAACTCTTGCGAAATACCTTGATGCAAATAATTTTTTAGGTGGTGTTAATCCTTTTGGAACGCCCGACCCGAATGCAGAATTTCCAAGAGAAATATTTACGATAACTAGGAAGATTTCAGAAAATAGAGATATGGTCACGTTTGAATTGGCGTCTGCGCTTGATTTAGCTAATTGCAAGATACCTAAAAGAGTTTGCACAAGGGTTTTGTTCCCTGCTCTTGGTACGTTGAAATGAGTTGGAAAGAAGCAGCGTTTAAGCACGCACAACAAGAATTACCAAAAGAATCTTGCGGATTGGTGGCGATTATTAAAGGTAAAGAAACTTATTGGCCTTGTAAAAATTTGGCAGAGAAGCCAAGTGATTATTTTGTTTTAAATCCTGATGATTGGGCTGATTGTGAAGACACCGGAGAAATTATAAGTTTGATTCATTCACACCCGATAGGCGGAGTAAAAGCAAGTGAAAACGATCTAGTTAGTTGTGAACATTTGGGGTTGCCGTGGCATATTATCGACCCAACAACAAAGGCAATCAATAGCTTTAAACCGACGGGATATAAACCAAATAAATTAATTGGTCGTCGTTGGATTTGGGGTGTTCAAGATTGTTGGACGTTGATTGATGATTGGTTTCGGATAGAAAAGGGAGTTAAATTAAAGAAGTGGAAGCGACCTAAGACTATTAAAGATTTTATTGATAAGCCTATGTTTGAAAAGGGATTACTTGAAACAGGATTTAGAGAATTAAAAAAAGAAGAAGAATTGCAATATGGCGACGTCTTATTGGCAAATGACAATCTTGATCACGTTGCTCTATATATTGGAAATCAGGAAATACTGCATCACTGCATAAGAAAGCTATCTTGTAGAGAGTTATACGATGAAGATCTAATAAAATTAACTAAGAAGAGGTACCGACATGTTGAAGCGAATTAAAGTTTATGGACGACTTGCAAGGTTCTTAGGGTTTCGTACTTTTTTAGCTGATGTCAATAGTGCAGGTGAGGCAATGCGGTTCTTGCTTGCTAATTGGCCTGAGTTAGAAAAACATATCAGCGGGCAAGTTTATAAAATAAAAGTTGGTGAATATGATATTGGAGAAGATGAGCTAAATGATCCGAGTGGTTGCCAAGACATCAAAATCATTCCAGTAGCAACAGGTTCAAGCGATTTTCTTGATTCTACGTTTGGTAAGTTTGTTATAGCTGCGGCGTTCATTGCAGCGCCTTATTTAGCACCGGGGTTAATTGGTGCGGGTGCAAGTGGTATAGGTGCCGCAATTGGAGCGGCATC